GGTTATGTCTATAGTTAATGTGGAAGAAAATGAAAAATTAATAATTTCTAATGGTACACAGGGTGTTGTAAAATCGTTTATAAACGGATTACCATTTGTACAGTTTGAGAATGGAGTATCCCAAGTTATAAATATCTATACGTGGAAATGTAACGCATTGCCTTGTTGTGGAGTTTGTCAAATTCCTCTAATACTATCTTGGGCTTTAACTATACATAAAGCTCAAGGTTGTACACTAACACATTGTAGAATGAATATTGGTAATGATATTTTTGAGGCTGGACAAACTTATGTTGCACTATCTCGGGTTAAATCATTAGATGGTATTTATTTAGATTCATTTAACCCATTTAAAATTAAAGTAAATACTAAAGTCATAGAGTTCTATGATAATATTAAATGATACTAGTGAATCTGGTATACAACACTATTTTTAATAATTTTGCTAGATAGTCTAAATTAACTATTTTAAATCCTTCTTCTATTAATTCATCTATTATTTTTTGGGGAGTATCAGAATTATAAGAATCAAATGAAATTATTTCTTTGTTTGTGTATAGCGTTATATTTTCACCTGATTTCTTAATACCAGTAATTATCATTAATAATAAGTTATAAAATAGTCCTTAATGATTTACAGCTATCCAACTTAGTGTATTCAATATATCGTTTTTTATCCAATGTATCTGTGTATGAGCACTCAATAACTCTATTCATTCGACTCGTAGATTCTCTTTTAAGTAAATATTTTAAAACATCCATAGGACATTCGTCTTTTAGATCATGTATCTTATATTTGATAGCCTCTTGATATGCAAAATATTCTGCAATTGATATACTACAATCTGTCATTCTTATTTAAAGAATTTCATTATTTTGATTGATTGGTAACGCAAAATAAGGATCTGCCTCTGTAATTTCTGTAATTACAGTTGCTGGTCTCACGGGAGTGTAAATACTAAAGAAAAATTTAAGAATATGTGAAGTTAAGTTTGGTTCGACGAGTACACAAGTAGAATGTAAAATTTTTTGTAATACGGGTTTAATTTCTTCTAGTATATCTTTGATAATTCCATAACAACTTAATGGGTATACCCCGATCTTTTGTGTATGAAATACAACGTAGTACTTCTTTTTATTTGTGAGACATTCCTGTAAAAACGTTTTAAATACTTGGCACAGTTGAGTAAATTCTTCTTTGTTGTACTTTTCATTTAATATTTCTAAATGTAAAATAGACTTAACTGTATCGACATAGATGTGACCAGATTCTGATTTCATTATTGTCACGATATCTGTCATTTAAATTGTATATTTATTAATTTTTATACAATATTAACGAATATACAATTACGACATAATTATAGACTTAAAAAATTTAAATTATAATAATTTGTAATAGTAACAGCAATGGACTCCTTTGATCTGGATGCTATATGGGAAGATGCTCAGACACAATTTGATATTATGAAAGAAGAGTCCAAAGAACCTGTTAAAATTACAAATGAATGTAATCATGCTATTAAAACTTTAGATACAGTAACTTCCGATATTGTATGTAGTACATGTGGTGCTGTTGTAGGTAGAGATTCTGGACAAAGTGTAGAATGGAGCAATTATAAAGATGACTCTGGAAACTATAGTAGAAATACTCAACGCGCAGACCTAACGGTAGATGATAATCCATATTCTAAGGGTAGTACTATTTGTGGAATGTTTAAAAATAACAATTCACTGGCAGCCAAAATTCACCTACAACAGTGTTTTTCACATAAACAGAGAACTTATTGGCAAATTTCTCAAGTTTTCGAAAATATTTGTACTAAAGCAGGTCTAAAAGCTGATGTTTTAGCTACAGCTAAACATATGTGGTATATTTGTATGGAATCTGGTAAACTTACACGAGCATCAGTTAGGGAAGGACTTATAGCAAGTTGTTTGTATTATTCGTGTGTATTTAACAAAACGCCTACAAATCGAAATGATATTTTAAAATACTTTGAGTGTGATACAAAAACTTTAACTAAAGGAGAGAAAGTTTTTTATACGATTATAGAATCAAGCGAAACATATAGACATTTAACAAAAGAATCTATAGACGTGGAAGAAAATGATTCATTTATTAAATACTGTAATGTATTAGGCCTTGATTGGAAAACTGCAATGTTATGTAATGACATATTTAATAAGAATAAAGTACATTTATCCGCTGTTACACCAAAATCAGCTACATGTGGAGTACTAGTCTATGTAATTAAGAAAAAGTTAGAGCTTAAGAGTCCTACCAAGTCAGAACTAAGCACGATGTTAAATGTTTGTACACCAACAATCAACAAAGTTGTGGATATTTTAGTTAAGAATAACTAAAATTCATCGTCAGAATCTATTATTCTAAGGTTATTGTCTTTGCCAAATTCTAGTTCCAGTTCCCGTTCAACGCCTTCTACTACAACGTCTTCATCGTCTTCTTCTTCGCCTTCTACTACAACGTCTTCATCGTCTTCTTCTTCGCCTTCTAATTCTATTTCTTCTTCGTCTTCTTCTTCGCCTTCTAATTCTATTTCTTCTTCGTCTTCTTCTTCGCCTTCTTCTTCGTCTTCTCCTTCGCCTTCGTCTTCTGGTTCGTCTTCTCCTTCGCCTTCGTCTTCTGGTTCTGGTTCACCAGCAACGGATTGAGGATCTACCTCTACTGGTATAGCTGCTCCACCAACCTGTAATACAGGATCTTCTAAAGCTATTTCTAGACCTTTATTTACGTTAGACAACTTGGATCCAAGAGATTCAGCCTCTGAATCTAACGACGATGTCATCATTTTAAGAGTGGCCTTAACTTGTTCTAGTTGTTCTAAATTGCCACTATTTGTTTTCTCAAATTCTGCCTGTAATTCTACTAATTTTCCTTGTAATTCACTGTTTTGAGATATTAGTCTTTGTTGTTCCTTTCTAGCTGCTTCCAAATCCAATTGTAAATTTTTCTTTTCGGTCTCAATTCTAGCTAAACTTTCACCATCGGCTTTTGTACCAGCTAGAGTTGCATCTAATAATTTATTACGTAATGAAGTGATTGTATCCTGTTGAGAAGTAATCTTAGAGTTAATATTACCAATCGTACGTTCTATCGTGTTAAGTTCTTGGGTTATCATCGCTCGCCGTGCATTAATTTTTTTATTAGCTGTATCCGATAGAGCACTAATTTCGCTGATTAATGCGGTTGATGTCATTAATATAAAGTAATATTTTTATTTTATAAATAATGTCGAATATTTTTTATGACTCCAAAGAAAATGCTTATTCTTTTGAGTGTCCTCATTGTTGTATGATGTGTTTTGTTAAGAAAGAAGACATAAAGTGTACAATATTTAGACATGCCGTCTTTAAAAATAAAATGGAATTTGTACCTCCACACGCCCCAAAGGAAGAATGTGACCGCTGGGTAAGAGAAGGTTTAGTATACGGTTGTGGTAAACCGTTTAAGTTTGATGGTAAAAGTGTAACTATTATAGATTATATTTAATATAAAAATAATATATTACTTTACTAATAATGACTGATAAATGTATGAAATATTATTACCCAGATGAGTCAGACATACAAGAATTAAATTTACCCTGTTTACCTAGAAATTTTCGTGATATAAATGATACAGAGTTTACAAATGAAAATTTATTAAATTTCATTGATGATAATTATTCTAAACCATTTCCTCCTGATAAAAATCCATTTAGTTTTAAAGAAGATTATATCAGTGCGGGATATGACGAGTTGTGTAGCACTTCATCATATTCTCTTAAACCACAGCAAAAGTTTATAGGTCAGTTGGTAAATCCAAATAGTAATATAAGTAATATCTTAATTAATCATGGTCTTGGTTCCGGGAAGACATGTACTAGTTTACTTATAGGAGAAGCATTTGCAAATATTAGAAATAGAGAAACTTTATATGTTGTCCCAGCAGCTTTAGAACAACAATATATAGATGAAATTATTGGAGAAATTAAAGATAAAAGCATTCAGTCGTGTACAAGTATGTGTTTAGTATATGATAATGCCGAGAGTAAATATCTACGTTCATTTTATACATCTGTTCAGGGTAAATTACTACTAGATCAAACTAAAACAAAGTTAGAAAAGACATATGCGCAAAAGAAAGATGTAATAAAACAATTAAAGTCTGTAAAAGATAAACCTACAGAAACTGCTCTCAATAAAAGTTTAGAAAAGATTAATACAACTATTAGACAGTTAGAAATGAATATTAAAACAAAGGAAGATCAAATACTTCTAAAAGTATCTAAAGTTTTTACAATAACAACTCACGAAAAATTTATAAACCGATTAATGAAATTTACAGATTCTCAACAGGTTATATTAAAAGAATATCTCCAACCTGGTTCTAGTCTTTTTAAAGATAATACAACACTAGTTATTGATGAGATTCAGAATTTAGTCAGTGCGGGAGGTGTAAGATATAAAATTTTGTATAATTCCATTAAATATTATATTAATCCAAAGGTAAGAAAAGTGTTTCTAAGTGCAACTCCTATATATGATAACGCATTTGAGTTAGCATTAACTATGAATTTATTACAACCTCGTGTTCCGTTTCCAACAACACCAGAGTTATTTTATAATATGTTTGTAGGCAAAATCGAAGAGAAAGAAGATGGAAGAATTGTATGTGAACAAAGAGAACTAGGAGAAAGACTAGATTACTATAATTCATGCCTAATCAATAAAGAATTATTTAAATATATGTGTTCCGGGTATGTTTCATATTTTAAAGGCGGTAATCCAGTGGCGTATCCATATAAACGAGTAATAGAACTTTATCATGTTCTAGAAGAAGATCATTTAACACATTATATATCTTCACTCAAGAAGGATGTTATTCAAGATTTATATAGAGTTATGGCAAAATTAAATAAAACAGGTGGAGTTACATCGTCTAAAGAATTTGAAGGAATAATGGTTAATGAATATTCTGAAAGTGAGGCCTCTGGTACTTTAACACATGCGAGACAAGGGATTAATATATCATTTCCAAAGGGACTACTATATTCTGATCAGGAAGAAGTTGGAGATTTAACTGAGACGGAAAAAGCTAAATTAGTTATTAAACAAAATAAACAATTGTTAAAGTCTTCTTTATCCGGGACATATGATGAAGTAATGACAAAATTAAGTAAAATTTCTAGTAAGATTAAAAGCATTATAGATATATCTCTAAGCGTTGATGGTACAGTTTTTATATATTCTAACTGGTTAGGTTATGGTGTAGAAGCCATAAGTGCTGTTTTAGACTCTTTAGGTTATTCTAAGTTTCCACGTTCCGGTGATCCATATAAAACATATTTTGTTTGGAGTCCATCGGTTGAGTCAGATAAAGAAGTAATCAAAAAAGCTAAACAAACATTTAATAGCCAAGATAATTCGGATGGTAAACTAATTAAGTTTATGTTAGGTACTTCATCGATTAAGGAGGGTGTCAGTTTTAAAAATTTGGCACAAATTCATCTATTAGACCCGTGGTGGAATAATTCGCGAATAGAACAGATTATTGCGCGGGGATTTCGTCTATGTTCACATACAGGTTTACCACCAGATAAGCGTCATACTGATGTATTTAAGCATGTTGGTATATTTGACACATACTATACGGATGGTGAAAATCCAGAAATATCAGCAATGTTCGAAGAAATATATGATGAATTTGTTAGAAAGAAGCAGCTTCCAAGAAACTTACCACCTAATATAGATCCAGCTATTAGAAATTTATTAATCAAAGAAGATAAAAGCATAATAAAACAAGCTATTCGGTACGTTTTTGGAGCCCTCGAGTGGACAAAATATATTTCTATTGATCAAAAAATTATAGCTACAGCTAATGATAAAACTAGCCTAAATAATAAGTTTGAGAGAGAATTAAAATCTGTAGGTGTAGACTGTGAATTGTTTAAAAATGGCAATCTAATTAGACTAGAAGAAAACATCAAACAAATTGCCCCAAATGTTTATCAGTTATACTATAGAAATCCATCCACAATGATTAATTACATTCGAGAAGGTATGCCAGATACTATTACTTTTAACGACATAATAACCCGAAAGTATTCTTATCCAAATACCTCAGAATTACCTATCAAGTTTACAAGGTCAGAGTTTGAGGATGGTAAATTTATAGTTTTACCCGATGAAGAAGAAATACTAGACTCCACCATACTAACGAATGATTTGGTCATGAATGAAGATATCACTTGTTGGAAGACTCCTTTAAGCTTTAAAGATATTCCAGTTACAGATCCAAAAATTAAAGATTATGTACAAAATAAAGCTAAAAGTAATCAATTACTATCAAAAATTAGAATACAATTTTTAGGCCAGCTTAAAGATACAACGAATGACGGTATTAAATTTTCTGATAATGATAGACTAAAAAGATTAAGAATAATAAACTGTTATAAGAGTATTTTATCAGATCCAACTTTAGATAAAACTACTAGAATAAAGATTCAAAAATATACAAATTTATTTAAGGGATTCGAAGAACTTGACCAGAAGATATTAAAAATAGCTCAAACATTTAATATGACTAAAGAATCTGATATCAAAAGTTTATATGAATTAGCTATTAAGAGTCCAGAAGCGATAGATCGTCAGTTTCAGTTAATCCCGTCTTAAGAATACTTCTATATGAATACGTTTTACCATACTCGTAGTAATAATTATTAATTCTGTTATGACGTTTAACTATACAACACCCTACTGTATTTTCTAGTAACCAATTTAAAAATAATACATTTTTATAAAAATAATATTATTTTTTAAATGTTACTTAATATTAAATGAGTAGTAAACAACTTACACCAGAAGATTTAGAAAGAATGTCTCCACAGGCTCTGGTGGAATTTATGACTGAAAATATTCCAGCTGATAAACTTAGGAACTGTCTAAGTAAAGTAGAAGAATTCCCAACTGATTTACCAACTGCTATTTCGGCAGAACCTGCAGAACCTGCTCTAGCTGAAGCCGGAGGTTCTGGTTTAGCACCTGAAATTAAACAAATAGATGTACTAAGAAATAAGTGCGAGAAATATCCCATTATTGTTGTTAAGATCGATAAAGTTCCTAAGCAAACTGGCGATTTTGTACACTTTTATAAGAAAAACAAAGAGGGCGTTTTTAAATTACTAGCTCTTCCAGTTGATAAGTTCGACAAACAAAATTGTAATTCAGGAAATCCTGAAGTTATGGATGCGGACTGTGAACAGATTGCAGCCTGGATCGAATCAAAAATTAAAGATGGAGAATTAGATGCCAACGTTAAGACTGTAATGGAAGAGTATGTTAAAAATAATTCTGCAGATTTTATATCCAAGTGCGATAATGTTCAGCAAATTTTGTCCCGTCTTGGTATAACAGCTCCAACTGTAGAGTCAGAACCAGAACCAGAACCGGAAGAAGAGTCATTCGATACAATGAGTAATGAAGAAAAGTTAAACTTTTTAAAATCTAATTGTATTTATAAATCGGGTATACTTTTTGGAGACTTAGTAAGGGGTGAACCAACTAAAGCAACTGTTTACATGGCAAGAAAAGTTAAAGACTCCGATGGATATGAATGGCAACGTTTTAAAATTCCTTTAGATAATATTAAAAATAAGTGGTGTGAAAAACTTAAGAGGGAAGACAGCGGTACAGAGAAATATCAAAAATTTTCAGTGGGATTTGCGAATACTTCTCCAGAAATTAAAGCTGAAATTCAGAGACTAGTCCAAAAGCTAAGTAGAGAGGGAATAGAAATCCCATATGACTTCCTAACAACCAGTGGTAGTTCTTTTGGTACAACAGGTTTTAGTACAGTTGCTAGTATGTCTCCTGAGATGGTCGATAAATTTATTAAAACCCATTTACATTTTGCTGATGTTATAGAGATGAAAAATATGCCAGCTGCTAATAGAAGTGTTAAATTTATGGGTTTAAAGTAAAAAAAAAATAATTACGTTTATTAAATGGGAGATAAACCAGATAATACATGTAGCGAATTTGCTAAGAATAAACCCCCGATAAAATTTATGGGGAATATGCCCAGTTCTCAAATTAAAACACAGGAGCATATAGAAAAACTTAAGAAGGCACAAAATTCTATTTTAAAATCAAATTAAAATCGTTATAATTATTAAATGCCACGGTTTTCTGATAATGTTCATGATTTAGCAGGGGAAGCAATGCCTATAATTAATATTCCAGTGGTAAGAGAAGATATGACAGACTCGGGTGATACTATAAATTGTAATCTACCGGAAAATCAAAATAACCCAGTGTGTAATGTTGCTGATACTATTTTTGATTCTTTACTATTAGCTATAATTATAGGTTTAATAATATATGCTATCATCATATTTGCAGCGATTAAAACTAAAAATCGCGATCTTAAGATTTTCTTGATTGTATCGATGTTTATACCATTTTTAGCTCCTATCGGTTTAATATTAGCTTTATTAATAATTACAAATACTATATGATACGACATATAAATAGCTTTAAAAATTGATATACTAATTTAGAAAATGAATATATTTGTGCTATCTCTGTGTCCACTTTTATGTGCTAAAATGCACTTAGATAAACATGTAGTTAAAATGATTACCGAATATGGTCAATTACTCAGCACTTGTCATCATATGATGAGCAATTCACCATCAGAGGGTTTAATGAAGAAATGTTTTCCAAAACATCCATGTGCGATATGGTTAAGAGAATCCACGGGAAATTACATATGGCTATATCATTTATTTTGTCATCTATGTGATGAATACACTTATCGATATGGTAAGATTCACAAAACTGATAGTCGTTTAAGAGTGATCTTAAATGAAATTCCAGAACTACTGCCAGATGGCGTATTAACAACATTTAAACAGGCAATGCCTGAACATGTAAAACATAAAAATCCAATTATTGGTTATCATGAATACTACAGACAATATAAAAGACATATAGCTGTTTGGTCTAAGAGAGATGTTCCTTATTTTTATCATTAAGTTCTTCTTTTCTTAACTATACCAATTTTAGGTTTAATACTAGTTCTTTTGATACCTTTAATTACGTCAGCAAATGGATCCATTAACATAGATAGTTCATCAGATAAATTATTTAATTCTTGTTGTTTAATCTTTGTAACTTCTGGGTGAGCCTCTGCGAATTGTATTAAACTTTCTAATTTTTCTAATTCATTAAGATACAAGTTAGTAAATCCACTTACAGCAGCTCTTAATTTTCCAGAGAATATAGGTCCCCATCTGTTTCTTATTTGTAGGACTATATCGTAAAATGAGCGGTCATCTTGATAGTAATTACGTAATTGGAGAAGCATTTGGGGTATTTCACCGTTTAGTTGATCAGAAATTTCCGTAAATCCCTGTCTAGTTTCTATTAACGACATTATTTCTTCCTTTAGCTGATTCATTTAAATATATATAAACATTTATTTTATAATGAAATCAATGAAGAGACGCTACCTCGAAATCTCAGCTATTGGATCAGCATGCGGAAAAATGAAATTTGAGCCAATAGAAAGAACTCTATTATACACTTGGGCTAGACACTCACCAAACGACTGTAAAGAATTTTTAATTAGATCTGGAGCAATTCGATATGATGATGATGCTGTAGACTTACATAAGGATCATGATTCTCTCTTTAAAAAAGCAAAGACCGTTAGTGTTAACAATTCATCAACTCGAGAGTTTAAAGGTATTTTAAATTCAGCCGAAGAAGAATTTAAGACACTACGGGAAAGTCAGGGTCTTAAAATTTCTAAAGAAGAGCTACAAGAATTTCGCGATGCTGGTAAAAAGGTAATCAATACAAACTTTGGTAAAAATAGTGAAGATACTATAATTAAATCATTTAATGGCAAGAATGGCAATGATAAAATGCATTACTATAATATAGGATCTGACTATTGTATTGGTGGTAAACATGACGCATCCGTAAATGATATGGTTGTAGAAATTAAGACAAGAATGAAAGAGGCTAATGTTCGTAAAAATGAATATGACTTATACCAACTCTTTGGATATCTTTTAGCTATGGGTGTACAAAAGGGTAAAATTATTCAACAGTTTAATAACATAAAATATGATTCAGATGTAGAGACAGAAAACGAATATGGTATTGTAGATTCTGTAGTTTATAGAGAAAAAATAACTACAATGTTAGATGAACTAAACACATTCTTTTCTAGACTCGATAACATTATTTGTAATAAGTGTATGACAAGTGAAGAGCTCCAGATTGCATTAGAGAATAAGTGTGTATGCTTAATCGCAAACGGTGAATATATAAATAAAAACTCTAAGTACTCGAAGTTATTCTATTTTATCTAGGAACTAATATTAATTCGATAATTATTCGATCTGTATTAGAAGTGTCTGATGGATTTCTAAATATTGTTGTATTATCTAAAGTAGAAATTTTACCAGTTAGTGATGATAACCTATCTGGTGTTGTAGTAGCTATGTGGTATAATTTTTTATCGCGGTATATTGTTGTTTCTGGAACTCCGGATACTTTATTTATATTTGGAATAAGAACTTCTATATCACGTAGAACATTAGAACTATTATTCATATTAAATTCATTAAAGGTTAACTTAAAAGCCATGTTATTTTTACTATTATTAAATACTACGTTAAATGAAGTGAAACTTTCTAGGTAGACGTCGAATACTTGATCTGGTCTTAGAATAGAAGACAATTCTAAATTATGTTTTAAATCTGGTATATCTGATACAGATAAATCTCCAAATGTATTTGTAAAAACGGTACCATTGTCTACTGGAAAATTATCCAATCTCAGTTTAGATATAAAATCTGTATAATTACTTTTATCAAAATGTGTTTGAGGTTCCAATAGTAAAGTGACTAAAACTTGATTTCTAAGTGTTTCTCTCGGTCCAGTATTATTAAATAATGAAGGACTACTTTGTATTTGTTCGGGAACTGTTATTTGTTGACCGTACATTAATTATATACTACATTAAATTTTAGTTTTTATTTCGCGGAATTAAAATTAGTTCTATAGATATTCGGTGATCATTTGATGAAAGTGGAGTAGCTTCAAAAATGTTTTCTCCATTTAAAAATGATATTCTACCCGATATAGTAGATATAGTGTCTGGTGTTAGATGTGTTAAATAATTTAATTTTTTAGCTTTGTGTGTGTTAGTTTGACCTGTTGCAGTTGCTTCATTTGGAATAATAATACTCTTAGTTATACTAGTCAAGTTTGTATTATTATCAACGTTCCAATCATTAATCTCCAAAATAAATGCCATTCTATTTTTAGTTGTATTTGGTAATATATTAAATGTAGTTATACTTTCTATATACACGTCATAAATTCTATCTATCTTGAGATCATTGGGAAAAATATTACTAGTAAATGTCACTGGTATTGGAGGGTCTGTTGGTTTTGGACCACTAGGTATATATCCAGTATATGTTCCATTGTTTGGTTGTATATATATATCTCCCTGTATAAGACCTCCTGTAATAGACTGACCAAAAACATTATAAGCTGTTGGAATAGATCCCGGAGCAATTATATCGCGCCCTAAAATAACTTTAAACTCTGTATAACTATTATTAATACTATTGGATGAATTAATTTTGTTAAAATGTGTATATGGTTCCATAATAAGAGTTATTGGTATTCTATTTTGTATTAAAAATCTATCTCCTGTATTATTAAATATTGATGGATTATTTTTTAATTGTTCCGGGACCGTTATCTGTTGTCCGTACATTATTACATTAAGTTAATATTAATTTTTTAAAATAATTAACTTAAAATAATACCTAATAATAAATTAGAATGAGTCATCAGGATTGGAAAGTTATAACCTTTGATACTAAAAAGAGTCCGGATAAAAAACAAATTAGTTCGCAACTCCCGACTAAGAAAGAATATACTATGGTAAATAAAGATCTCCCGTTAGCCTTACAACAGATTCGAAATTCTAAAGGTCTTACTCAAAAAATTCTAAGTAATAGAATGAATATAGATAAAACAGACTTAAACGCGTGGGAGCGTGGTACAAGACTTCCTAATAATGATATTATCGCTCGTTTAAGTAAAGAGCTTGGTGTAAAACTACCGAAAAATACAAAGGTTTTAAAAGAATCTGAGTAAAGTGTAGAATAATGTAGAAAATGTTAAAACTTTTTTTATTAAGCTACCATCTCTAGTAGATATACCTAGAATGGAAAAGTCTATCCAATTTTCTTTGGTTAGTCGATCTAATATTAACCAATCAATTGTTGTCGCAGACTCTTCTTCGAGTATCAAAAGTTTATTATCTGATTGTGTTTTATTTGTTGGTTTTTTAATGAGTGTTCTTTTAATATAAGCGTTTATAAAATTTGTAGAATTTATATATGTATGAATATTTTCACGTATAGATGAATATTTATAAAGAATATAAAAGAATATACCTTGCGAAATTAGGTAGTAAATTAAAGCAACAAATATATACACTTCAGTTGGTGTTAAATTTAATTCTTGTACTGTATATTTATGATGTATAAAAAGTATAAGCGACGTTCCACCAATCGCAGTTGTTAGAGATACTAAGTATTCGAATCTATCAATTGAACACATTAGTTCTGATTTTATTTTAGATAGCTCAAGGATAAATTCACTTAACACGTTAGATTGATTAAATTGTAAATTTGTTGTCCCAGAATCTATTTCTTTTGTAAAATTATAGATTCGTTTAAGATGATTAAAGAAAATGAGAGTGAATATGCCACTATTTATTAATATTATATTTCTTCCGATTATTTCCAATGGAATAAACGTATACCAAAATAACTCTGTATCATGAGACCAATAGTTAATTACGTGATCAGTAAAGAAAAAATTAGGGACAATAGATAAAATTGATACTATAAAGCTAATTACAGTTAATTTATTACAATAACCTGTACAAGACCAATGACTTTTAAGAAAAAAACTGTCAAAGTGTGTAGTAGAAAAATAAATTTTAGCCCATAAATAATGAATAGGTAATAATATATACAAAAGAAATAAATTAATAAGTTCTTGTAAGTTTTCACGTGAATTAACAATTTTATATATTAAGTATATAGGTTGTATACATTGTGAAGAAAATATTATACATGTCCATAACATATATAAAGCAATTATAAATTTTCTTTTAAGATTAGCCACTGGATAATCTTGTTCATGTTGTTCTATAAATATATTATTAATGGGTGATGGACTATAATTATGTATAGATTTAACATGTTTATTTATGATAATAGTATTAGTTACTGTAATTTTTCTTCTTTGTTGATAAGGTAACCAACGCGGAAGTTTATACTCCCACGAATTTAAACCTAATATCCAAATTAAATTTCTAAATAACATATTAAATGATATTATTATTATTATTAATAATCATAATTTTTTTCTTATTATGTTTAAATAAAAATAAATTTACGGATGATACCATCGAAGAAACTTATAATGGATATATATACAGAGTAAGAAAATCGGACTCTCCTACACAATTAAATACAGCAAAGAAACTAGACTACTTGCGTGAAAAGTTACAGAAACTAGTTGATTATTGTTATAAAAATGAACTACCAACAGACGCTGATGCTTCCAGAATGTATTCCAGATTTAAAAATACGCAAATAAGTGAAACAGCTACAGATGAAACTAGTGCAGCATACGTTGTAAACAAAGGACAAGAATTAAGAGTATGTTTAAATGATGAAAATGAAAATGATACTATGTTTGTACTTTTACACGAATTAGCCCACATAATGAGTAAGAGTTATGGACACAATGATGAATTTAAGAAAAATATGGACTTTTTAGTTAAAGAAGCTGTTAAACTAAATATATATAAACCAACAGATTATACGAAGTCTCCAATAAATTATTGTGGAGTAACAATATCTAGTACCCCGTGTCACAATAATAAATGTCTATTTGGGCAAAAATTTTAATGTTTGTAATAATAAAGAATGAAAAATAAATTTGGATCAAAAGAACCACATATTGCTGGTAAAGTACAACATTTTAATCAAGATGTCTCCTTCATTAGAGCTCCAGAATGGTGGCATCCATGTGTCGGTGGTAAAGCAAATGCTCAAATTTTACTTAAGTTTGGAGAACATTCTAAACATCAATCAGGTGTTGTACCTCATGGGACTACTAAAGAACCCGTTGTTATGCCACCAACATGGTTTGAACCGTGTGAAGGTGGTGTGCGCGTTGGAACGAGACATGTTCGTGATGTAAAATTTGGTATGCCAACTTCTCGAGAGAAATTACTTAGTTTAGCTCGGAGGGAACACGCAAAGGGAAAAGCATATCTAGATCAGTCTACACCAAATAAAAGTTTAGCGCATAAACATTTGTCTCGCGCACAACAGTGTATCTCTGCGGTTTACTTAGTTCGTTAATCTATTTATTAATTTAATATAGTTATTATTTAATGAACCTAATAATAGGTGGTGGAAGTTATAAAGGGTTAATATTCTTAGGCGTAATGCATTATTTATATAAAAGTAATAAACTTAAGAATATTAATCATTTTTCTGGATGTTCTATAGGATCTGTTATTGGTACATTTTTACTAATGGGTGTAGAACCTATAGAAATTTATAATGAACTAATGAAAGTTTCATTTAGTAATTATACAAAAATGGACGTTAATTTACTACTAAATGAATTTACACTGGTTGGTACAAATTTTTTTAATTTATGGAAAACTATATTTTTAAAGTATGAAGATGTAAGTATATCTATAAAAGAATTTAATGAAAAGTACTCGTGTAATATTAATATCGCATCAACTTGTATAAATACTAGACAAACTGTCATATTTAATGGAGAAGATTACCCCGATGTAAAAGTATTTGACGCTATAGTGGCATCTTGTAGTATACCATTCGTATTTCCTGCTCACAAAATTGGCGATTTATATTATGTCGATGGTGAATGTAAATGTTACTATGATAAATTTAATCTGATCATAGATGATGAAACTGTAATAGTTAAATTACCTGACATTAAGTTCTCCGAAGAGTCTATGACGTACTTTAGTGGGTATATGAAAGAAATTCTTTGTACATTAACTCAAGACATCGATTTAAAAACAAATGACCTAACATTAGTTGTTAATATACCCGAAAAATACGTGAATAAGTATGATTTCTCTGATTTAACAAATAAAGATAAAACCGAATTATTTTTGAGTGGTATAACTCAGGGTCAAGGCTTCTTTAAAGATAAATTATAATATTTAATTTTTTTCTCTACTTTTTCTTCATTTAATTCGGTGTAATTTCGACGAGTTAGTTCCACAACTTGTTTAAACGATATGCTTGGTATATATTTGTACGGTTGAAAATTAAAATCTTGCACTTTTATAATTTTGTCATTTCTTATTATTTTTGGAAATTTTTGTGTAATTGCTAAGTCTCCCGTAGCATTGGACAAAAATCCTCTTTTAATGTGGTCTGAAAATATTACTAAAGGAATATCTTCTTTTAGACATATATCAATTATGCTCTGCATACCATTAGAATATTCTACAAAATTATGAAACAGAATAACACAGTCACAGAAAGTCAAACAATTGGAAATTTCACCGGGATTTCGACGATTAAGTCTAACATTCATCTTTGAGAATGCAAAGTTAATTTTAGAGTATGTATATCCATATAAAAATGTAATAGTGTTTAATTTTTGAGGATCTTCTTCGTCTATATCAGTATCTAAGAAAGCTAATTTAGACGCAATTAGCTGCTGCTTGCGAAAAGAATTATCACAGTGAATGAAATATCTCATTTTAAACTGATGATGTGTCAATTTTTTAGGATAAGTTATTTGTCGTAAAAAAAATATAAGCACTAATTAAATGTTCGAGAATTTCCGCAAATATTTAACATGTGAGAATATTATAAACTTCATACTTATAGTTATAATTATCATACTGTTGGTTAGCATAATACAGCAGAGGTTTTTCAGTAAACCTAGTAGTGAGCCTCTAACAAATGTTAGCGATTCCGTAAAGGAGAAAGTTAAGAATGGTAAACTTGTAGTTTATAAGACAAATTCGTGCGGATATTGCAAGAAATTTATGAAACTACTAAATGATCTAGGTTTAGAGACTTACGTTCGAGTAGTAGATGTTGGTACTCAAAATGGAAAAACTGAATACGCAGCGCTTGGAGAGAAGGGTGTCCCTATTATTAAGTGCGAGACAACCGGAGAAATCCATGTTGGTTATAATCCGGATATTGAGGATTTACTTCACAAATTAAAAATGTAATTTATACATAATGGAAAAAATTGAAGATAAGAAAAAGGAAATTGAGAGTATTTTAACAAATTTACAGGTTATTGGTAGTCTAAATAAATATGAAAAGCTTATATTTAAAAATACATGGGAGTTAGATGTGGATAAGAGATACCTACAGAGCGTTCGTAGATACTTCTCTGGAGATTCTCGAGAAGCTATATTAAACTTTTTATCCAAGCTTTTTACATCAATAGACACTGAAGTTGACTTTCTACTAACTACTTATAAATTATCGAAATCTGAAGCATTACACGATTATGTAACAAATACATTACACGATTTCTACATTAATACTCTGAGTGCTAAAAAGGGAGTAACAAATTTAATAGAAACTTATTCAGATGATATAGCTGTTAAATCAAAATTAGAACTCTACTTTAATATGTTAGATAGAAAAAGCTTAAGTTTAAAGCAGAAACTAGGTATTCGCGGTGAAGCTTTTACGATAAGTAATAGTACTTAAAAAGATAATAGAATATATAATTAAATGGAATCATTCGTTCGAAGTCACCAAAGATTAGAACGACACGAAGATTTAAATTTTCAGGTTTTATCATGGGAGGCTATGGATGAACATGAAAATTTAGATGATGACGATTCTCTTAAAGTATACAATATCTATTTATTTGGTGTAGATACTGGGGGTAGAAGTGTTTCCTTGAGAGTTGATAATTTTACTCCATTCTATTATGTTAAGATTCCTAAGGAGTTACAAAATTCTTGGAATGATTATCATACCGGAGTTTTACGAGACTCTTTAAAAAGAAGATACAAAACATCATTTAAGTCTATTCTACTGACTGAAAAGATTAATGTTAAAGGTTTTACAAATAAAAAGAAGGATAAGTATCTTCGTTTGACATTTACAACTTTAGAGTCATATACGAAATCTAAGTATTACTTCTATCCAACAATATGGAATCCTGTCGGTGATCAGCACCGTGGAGATTTAGACTACAATAGGCTTCCACTCCTCACATCAATATCTACAGAAAGAATCAAGTTTGACATTTTTGAGCACAACATAGAACCATTTATTCGATTTTCACATATTCAAGATATCGAAATGGCGGGATGGGTAAAAGTAAAGTACGAAGATTTAAATGAACCTGACGAAGAAATTAGTCGATGTCAGTTAGATTATCATTGTAGGTGGGATAAAGTTAAACCTAGTGAAATTGAGAATATATCTAATTTTGTATGTGCAAGTTTTGATATTGAGTGTACTTCACATACTAAGAAAGGATTTCCAGACTTCAAGAAAGATCTAGATGAAATTACCCAGATTGGTACAACATTAATTAAATATTCTACTGGGGAAAAGTTAAAACATATTGTTACAAGGAAAAGTCCATCTGAAGGAGGATGTTCAGATGTTAAAGACTCTATTGTAGAACTTGCAGATAATGAAATGGATATCGTTACTAAATGGGTTAATTTTATGGAAAAAGTAGATCCGGAATTTATAGTTGGTTATAATACATACGATTTCGATTGGAAATACATTTACAATAGGTGTAAAAAATTAAATAAGGAACATATATTACAAAAATTATCAAGGCTTATAAATGTACCTGCGTATTACAGAAAGGAACGATTATCTTCTGGTGCATACGGTGATAATTATTTCGAATTTATTCATCCATACGGTGTTACAAATTTAGATCTTCGTGTACTTATTAAGCGAGATCATAAACTGGACTCTTACAAATTAAACAATGTCGCGTTACATTTTACTGGAGATGAAAAAGATGATTTATCTCCACAAGAATTATTTGTAAAAGTTGAAGGAAGTAACGATGATATGGCTATAGTTTGTAAATACTGTGTTCAGGATACAAATTTAGTTGTAGACCTGTTTATGAAATTATGTATATTCTCTAATTTAATTGGTATGTCAAATAAAGCTCGAGTACCAATTAGTTATGTCGAAATTAAGGGTCAACAAATTAAAGTTTTTAGTCAGCTTTTATACGAAGCTAGACTTTTAGGATTTATAGTACCAACTTTACCATACAATGTTGTATCTGATGATTCATTTACAGGAGCAACTGTTTTAAACGCGGTACCCGGGGCATATTATAAACCTATAGCTGGGTTGGACTTTGCGAGTCTATATCCAAGTATCATGATATCAAATAATTATTGTTATTCTACAATAGTTGATGAAGAAGAATATGACAATTTAGAAGGAGTAGATTACAAGACAATATCATGGGTTGACAATGATGGTAAAGAGTACAATGTAAAGTTTGTACAAAATATACCTGGACTATTACCTATTTTGTTAGAGAAACTATGGAAAGAAAGAAAAAGAATTAAGAAGCTCATGAAAACAGCAACATCCGAAATGTATAAAGTATACGATGGACAACAGTTAGCGATTAAAGTGTCTATGAATAGTATTTATGGGTTTACAGGGGCTACATTTGGTCGATTACCGGATAAAAGAATCGCATCAGCCGTAACAGCACAGGGGAGACATTCGATAGAAATATCTAAAAAATACGCCGAAGAAAATTATGACTGTAAAGTAATATATGGTGATACTGATTCTATTTATGTAGAGTTTAATACTAAATATACAGGAAAAGAACATTTCATAGAATGTTTTAGAATAGCAACAGAATGCGCAGATAATATTACTGAAAAATTATTTAAGAAACCTATGGAATTGGAGATGGAAAAGATCATGTATCCGTTTTATTTATTTACTAAAAAGCGATACGCAACTGTTATTTGGACAAATCCAGATACTTACGATTACATTGATTATAAAGGAATCCAGATTAAAAGACGAGACTCTTGTGCTTATGTAAAAGATGAAGGTGTTAAAATATTCGAAACACTATTACTAAATGATATCTACGAATTCCAGTATGGTCTCGATAACAAAAATATAGAAATTGCAACTAAGATGGCTAAAGAAAGTATTAGTAACTTATTACAGGGTAAAGTTCCCGTTAATAAATTAATAGTATCTAAATCTTTTAGGGAAGGATATTCATATGAAAAAAAAGGAGTTTGTCCAGAATGTGATAAAACATGGGCAATTAAGGAAGAAAATGGTAAAAAAATGATGGAAATTCCACCCATATTTTTAAAGAAAGAATCAGCATGCCCGAGTTGTAACAAAATTGTGATATTTAAGAAAATGTTACCAAATTTACCCCATGTTGCTTTAGCTGAAAAAATGAAAGAACGAGATCCATTTAATTGTCCAGTTATTGGAGATCGAGTACCATATGTTTTCATTAAAGGTGATCCAAAACTAAAACAATTCGAAAGAGTTGAGGATCCAGTATATGCATCAAATAATATGTTAGGAATTGATTATTTATATTATTTTGATCACCAATTAAAAAGTGTATTAGAAACTATATTTGAGGTAGTAGTCGATGACTTATCGACATTATTTGAGGAAGCAAATGCGTTAAAACCAGTTAAGAGACGAACTAAGAAAACTGTTTAATTACTTTCTCTTATTTATTAGAGCCATTACTGGATCTTTTATTGTATATAGGAAGTATATAATACTTATAATTAGAGTAATTAGTGCAACAGTAAACTGAAATCCTTCAGTGCTCTTACCTTTATCATCAAGTTTATTGTAAGCCTGAATATTAAATACTGATAATAGGAACGCTAGAAACATTAGTGTAAAACCTATAACCATATCTATACGATTACACGAACTGAAAGCCATTTATATTGAAGCAATATTATTTTATTATTAAAAATTAAAATTAAAATTAAAATTAAAATTAATGCAATATGGAACTAGTAGGCTAAGTATAGCAAATTCTATATACTACACAAATGATAGTTTAATCCTACAGCCAACGGAGCACCAGGACGCCGTTTAGAAAACGTGGAAAAAAGTGGGAAAA